TTAAGCCCAGCCGTACACGTCCTGCGTGGCATAACCGCTGTCGATGCCCATGACGCGGATCGGCATCGTGCCGCCCGCCGCGTGCGGCCAGTCCCGGCGCAGCACGGATTCGAGTTTTTCCCAGACTTCCGGGTTGGCCGTGTTGCCCTGAAGCACATGATAATCGACTGACCAGTTTTCCTTATCGCGCCCCCAGGCCACGATCTCGCATTCGATGCGGTCTTTCTGAATATCGACCCCGGCGGTGAGGAACAATCCGCCCGCCGGTACAACGCCGACTGGATATTCCTCCCGCCGCTCATAGAGGCGCTGCCATTCCGGTGCTTCGTATTCTTCCTCGTAAGGCTCGCCCAGCACCGTATTAACGAATCCCTTCATCAATTCAGGGTTCGCCTGCGCCGCCTCGAACATTTCCGCCGCGTCCGCCCAGCTGAACCATCCCACCGGGCTGTAGAGCGAAGAAAGATGGTAGCCGATGGTGCGCCCATCGCTTTCCGCGCTGGCCACCCAACGTCCGCCTGCCAGCATGGCGGTCTTGTGATGCTCGTCGATCAGCTCCTCGCACGCCTCGCAGACATAGGCCGCCTGACGCGGTTCGCCTTCCGGCCAGCGCAGGCCGGTGAAGCGCAGCGGCTGGTAGTGGCCACAATGCGGGCACGGCACATGGTAATACCGCTGGTCGCTGCCCTCGAATTCCCGCTGGATGCGGGAGATGCCTTTCACGGTCGGTGTGCTCACCAGAAACACCTTGCGGCGGCGCTGGAAGGTAGCGGAACGGCGTTCGGCCAGCAGGATCGGATCGCCTTCGCCTTCCACGTCGCCCGGATAACCATCGATTTCGTCCATGAACAGGTAGCGGGCGGGCATGGAGCGCAATCCCACCGCCGAATTGGCGCCGGTCATCACCAGCACACCGCCGTTGAATTCCTTGGCAAGCACCGTGTTGCCGGAGTCGCGTGAGCGCGCCGGTTTCACCAGCGCCCGCAATTCCGGCGTATCCTCGATCTGCGGATCGATGCGCTGCTTGGAATTGCGCTTGGCAAGCTCCACGGTGGGCGACACCGCCATCATCGGCCCCGGCACCATGTGAATGACGTAGCCGATCCAGTTGTTGCCACATTCCGTGCCGCCGACCTGCGCGCCTTTCATGAACACCACGCGCTGCACCGGCGAGTGCGGCGACAGGCTGTCCATGATTTCCTTCAGATACGGCGTGCGCGCGGTGCGCCAGCGCCCCGGCTCGGCGGCGGATTTGGAAGAGAGTATCCGGTAGCGATCCGCCCAAGCGGAGAGATCGAGGAACGGGTCGGGCGTCAGTCCTTTCGCCCAGGCGGCGTCGATTTCGTCCGATCCCTCATACGCATCAATCGATCCGTGGTTTGAATTCGGCAAGCTCGGATAAATGCTCCCTGACATAGCGTTCCAGCGTTACATGCATGGTGTGTGCGTCGACCCCCAGCTCCGCCGCCATCTGCGACGACACCCGCGATGGCCAGTTAATCCAGGCGTCACGCTCCATGCGCGCCATCTTGAAGACATGCGCCAGCGCCTTCGCGCGGTCGATCAACTCGCCCTTGAGCCGCTGCAGCCGCACGCGGTTCGTCTGCGCCTTCAGCACCTCATTGGCGGTGCGCGCCTGCATGTAGGTTGTGCTTCCCGCCGTGGGCGCCCCGTGTTCCTTGAGCGTTTCCCGCACCGCGTCGAGCGCCGCTTCCGGCACCGGCTTCAATTTCTGCGTCAGCGGATGGCGCTGCTGCGCACTTTCCGTGTTCGCCGCCCATTGCCGATCTGCCTTGGCCGGATCGATGGTGCCATCTGCCTCGACGGTGATGCGCCCGGTGCGAATGGCCTTGCGCACGGCGGCGTCGCTGACGCCCCGGTGGCGGCCATAGGCGCGGATAGAGATTCCCATGCTGATTTTCCCTCAAACATTGCCAGAAACCGCCATGTTCGGGGTATTTTCCAAGTCAAGCGGATTATCGCTCAATATATTGAATTATAATGCAAAATACTCGATTATCCTGTTGATAATCCACCCCTTCGACGCATCATGGAATCGTCCAGTCGGACGAACGTAACAACCGAAAGGAGCTTTTTATGACACCCAAATATCCCGATGTGCATGTTCAGTTGGTAGGCCAAGACGGAAATGCTTTCATGGTGCTCGGCCTATGCCAGCGCGCCGCAGTAAAGGCGGGACTTCCAAGAGAGGAAATCAACGATTTCATGGCGGAAGCCCGCTCTGGCGATTACGACCACCTGCTGCAAACCTGCATGAATTGGTTCACCATCGCCTGATTTCGGCCACTTGGCCGGGAGAATACACCGCCGATGCGGTGTTTTCTTCGTTCATGGCAATGCTTCTTCCACTTCCCGTATTCTCTCTCCAATCCACCGCATCACAGGCACCGCCATGCTGTTGCCCAGCGCCTTGTAGCGCGGCGCGTCGGCGGCGGGTTTGCCGCGATAAGGCACCAGGGTGTAATCGTCGGGGAATCCCTGCAGGCGTTCGCATTCGCGCGGCGTGAGGCGGCGCACCGCCATATGCTGCATGACGGCGGGTTTGTTGTTTCCGCCGCCGCCAGCTTCCAGTGACGGCGCCAATTCTTCCTCATAGCCGATGCCATGCGCCTGCGCCGACTGGCCGGGTTTGAAGCTGGCCACGCCGGGAACAAAGGCGGCGCTCAGCGTTGAGGCGGGATCGCCCGCCGCGCCAATGCCGCATCCTTGCCGGTTCACGGAATCGTGCTTTTCCGGGTCGCGCCCGGCATTGCGTAGATCGAGCGGAATGGCCACCCCGTGTTGTGCCGCCGCCTGCAACGTATACATGGCATCGCCTTCCTGGCCGATGCCGAGACCGATCCTGGCGTCATCCGTTGATTTTCCGGTGCGCTTGCCGATTTCCTGCAAAGGAATGGCAACGGCGATTTGCCCGCCGCCATTGGCATGGCTGGCGTCGTTTCCCATAGCGCGCAGCGTCGGGGCGGTTTCATCGGCATCCGCGCCGTGGTCTTTTGCGGAAAAGGCGATGTAGGTGGAACGCTCGCCACCCGATGTCAGCGTCTTCGCAGCATCGGCGCGGCTGACATATAACCCGCCATCCGGCCTGTCCTTACGTCTTCCGTTCGCATCGCAAAAGGTGACATTGTAAGCGATCTGGTCAGCGATCAGGTTCTGGCATTCATCGCCAGCCGGGCCACCGGTGCCTTTCGCCCATTTGCTGGTTACCGTCCCGGCAACCAGCGGCGTACCGCGACCGGTGCCGTCCTCGCTGGCATCGAAGCCTTCGCCGCACAGGGTGTGGGCGACTAACCCACCGCTGGTGGCGAAGGAATGTTCTCCGCTTCTTCCCGCCCGCGCATCCAGCGTCGGCGCTACGGATTGCAAATATCCGGCTGCGGCTTCGTCGGTTCTCGATCCGGGGCCTCCGCCACCGCCAGAAGCGCAGCTCGTAAGGGTTCCGGCAACGCCTTTCCGCGCTTGGCGGCGCGGCGTAATATCCCCGCGCAGGCCTTCGCGCTCAAATAATACCGACGCGGCAGGTCGCCAGTCTCCAAAATATCCGACAACGAACACACGTCGGCGCCGCTGCGGCACTCCGAAATACTGAGCGTCAAGAACGCGGTAGGCGAACCCATACCCGCATTCCGCCAGCGCGCCGAGGAAGGCTCCAAACGCCCGTCCTCCGTCAATGGACAGAACGCCGGGGACATTTTCCCAAACCAGCCAGCGGGCGCGAGTTCTTTCAGCCAGGCGGATAAATTCGAGGGCAAGATTTCCCCGATCATCCTCAAGTCCCCGCCGTTGTCCGGCGATGCTGAATGACTGGCAGGGTGTTCCGCCGACAAGAAGGTCAATTGCTCCATAATCTTCCGCCCTCAGTCGGGTAAAATCACCATGCAAAGAAACAGCAGGATAATGATGCTCCAATACAGCCCGTGCGAACGGGTCAATTTCCGCGAATCCCGCCGCTTGCCAGCCGAGATGATGCCAGGCCGCCGTCGCCGCCTCGATGCCGGAGCAAATCGAGAGATAGCGGAGCGGAAGCATGGGCATTCATAGACCTTCGACAAAGTCAAACACCGTGTTTAGTTATTGCATTGAAAAATAATAAGATTATCGCTCAATCGAGCTTGATAATGATTGGGGGCGCTGGCTGTATCGCCATGTCCATCAGGACATTGTGAAACCTCAACAAAAGGAGTTCTTATGAGTCAGATTTCACCGGCGCAGCAGCGCATTCTTAAAGCAGCCGCAAAGCAACCCGCGACCGATGTGCGCGAGCACATGCGGGACATCAAGAGTCCGGCCATCCGCGACAAGATTATAGAATCCATGCTCAAGCGCGGCCTGATCGCGGAAGACCCGGAGGCCGATGGCGTGGTTTACATCATCGCCGACGCCGGCTATGCCGCTATCGGCAAATCACGGCCGCAAGCGGACGCGCAGGATGCATCGCCAGCGAAACCGCCTCAAGACAAGCCGAAGCGCGAGGGATCGAAGCAGCAGGCCATGCTTGATCTGCTTTCCCGCAAGCAGGGCGCGACCATCAAGCAGCTTCAGGACGCCACCGGCTGGCAGAAACATTCGCTGCACGGTGCCATGGCGAACATGAAAAAGAAACTCAGCATTGCCATCGAATCCACCAAGGATAAGGACGGCGAACGTATTTACCGCATCGCCTGAACCAACGGCTGTTTTTCTGAACCCTGCGGTGCTTCCCGTGCCGCAGGGTTTTGTTCATCAGAAGAGTGACATCTGCGTGACTTCGTCCATGCGAACGATGCCGTTAATCAGCCACACATCCGGGTAGCGGGAATGCGTTCCCATGGCGAAGACCATGCCTTTTTTCGGATATTCCTCGCCGAATACATGCTGCATCTGCTGCAGCGCCTGTTCCTCGCCATAGCGTTTACGCCAGTGGAAGAAAGTGGCGTCCGTTTCCCAGTCCTGACAGGTGCCTTCGCGGTCTCCGTCATCGGTTTTATAGCGGTATTTGAATTTGAATGGGCATGGTTCCAGGGGCAGCAATTCCTCCTGGTAAAACATATCTTTCTGCTTGCAGATGGATTCGTAATCGCTTTTTTCCTGCGCGATTTCAGCGTCAGTTTTCCGCTCAACGACAAAACGCGGATTCTGGGGACGCAGTAGAGCGAGACTTTTTCCCTCCGCCGCTACGGCGTTCAGACCAGTGACTTCCAGGTTGGCAAGCAGCCGCTGCCGTTCATTTTTCGCCAGCTCACCGAGAATCTCAATCGACTGCTGATCAACGCGCCGGCTTTCCGGGCGATGATCATCCTTCGGCCTGCGCCAGTGGAAACGGATGCGATCCCAGCGCCCGAATTGCTTGGCGTCTTCCAGTCTGCGGAAAGTAACCGGGTACAAACGTACCCATTCACCAGCCAGCGTCACTCCGGCGCAACAAACGGTTTCGCCGTATTTCTGGCTGACTTGCGGGGAGGCTTTGACGAGAATGATCGCCTCGGCATCCCCCTCGGTTTCATGCATACGCTGCTTCGGGGTCAGGATAGATGGTGCGGAAACTTTCCTTGCGGGCGATGCCTTCGCGCACACCGATGGGCTGGACGCGCTGGCCGGTATCGGCCGCGATGGCTTTCGCCACAATAGTGCGGTGGCATTCATCCGGGCTACGTTCGTAGCATAGCAGGCAGGACACGTTCGAAGTCGCCAGATCAATGGCCGTCTGAAGATCGGTCAACGCCTGCGCCGTTTTCATATGTTTCGTGAATATCTTGAGGAACTTATCATAATCGCCCGCGCGCGCGGCCTCGCGTCCCTCTTTGGGATCGCCCAAACCTTTTAGGTGAACATATTCAATGTCATTGGCTTGCAACAACGCATGCAGGACGTTCTTCGAGAAGCCTTTCCGGCGCGAAAGCGGATATTCACGAACATCGATGATTCTTTCAATACCGGCAGCCTTCAGGGTGGCGATAAAATCCTCTATCGCGGCGCTCTCATAACCAAGGGTGTATAATTTATCCGTCATGCTACTCATTAACAGTCATTATATATTCATGTGCGCGTGGAGGATAGCGAAAGATTCTTGATATTCCATTAAGATGCTGCCGCTGTGTTCATTTCTCCACTATTTTCGGTGTTCATACGCGCGGCCTCAATATCAGAAAAACTCTGCCCTGTCTCTTCCAGTATCGCCTGTTTGCCGGTGTATTTCTCCCAGCGCCGGATGGCGGCGTCCACGAAGGGTGGGGAGATTTCCATGGCGAAGACGCGGCGGTGACATTTCTCTCCGGCGATGATCTGCGACCCGGAGCCGGAAAACGGCTCGTAGCAGATTTCGCCTTCCTTTGTATGCTTGCGCATGGGGATGGCGAAGATTTCCACCGGCTTCTGCGTCGGGTGTTCCGCCTTGCCGACGCGGGCTTTGCCTTCCCAGTCCAGTTCCCACACGCTGGTGATGGCGTGGCCGTTATTGCCGTCATGCTTCGGCTTATGGCCCTTCTGCCAGCCCATCAAGCACGGTTCATGGCGCCAGGGGTAATAGCTGTAGCTATGCAGCGCGGCGGGTTTGACCCAGATAATCTGCTGGTGATTCAGCACCTCCAGCTTTTCCCAGACTTGCTCGATCAACGCTGCGCGCTTGTGCGCATGCCAGCAATACCAAGCGGCATCGATCTTCAGCAGTTTCTTGGCAACACCGAAAACGGCGGTGAAGAATCCCTCGGCGTCCTTGATGTCCACCTCATTGTATTTGTCGCTCCAGTCCTTGCCGAAGCCACCCGGCCTGTCGGCGCCGGTGTAATCGACAAGGTATGGCGGGTCGGTGGAGAAAAGGTGCGCCTTCTGGCCTTCGAACAACCGTCTGACCGATTCCTCATCGGTTGAGTCGCCGCATAGCAGGCGGTGGTTACCGAGAATCCACAGATCGCCGATCTTGCTGATCGCTTTCTCTTCGATTTCCGGTACGGCGTCTTCGTCGGTCAGTCCTTCGGTTTCTTCCGCGCCGCCTTCCAGCATGGCATCCAGTTCGTCGTCGTTGAAGCCGAGCAAATCCAGGTTGAAGTCCAGGCCGTCAAGATCGGCCAGCTCCAGCTTCAGCATTTCCTCATCCCACCCGGCGTTGAGAGCGATGCGGTTGTCGGCGATGACCAGCGCCCGGCGCTGCGTCTCGGTGAGATGCGCCAGCATGATCACCGGCACATCCTTCATGCCGAGACGCTGGGCGGCAAGCAATCGTCCATGTCCAGCGACAATCACGCCGTCCTCGCCGATGAGGATAGGATTGACGAAGCCGAACTCCGCGATGGAACCGGCGATCTGCGCCACCTGCGACTCCGAATGCGTCCGCGCGTTGCGGGCATAGGGAATCAGACGCTCCACCGGGAACTGCTGGATTTCTAACTGCATGGTGTCCTTGCTCGAATGGGTGCGAACCTGGCGCGAACCGCGAACCCGGTTTTTTGCCCTGTCGCTGGAAAAAGCCCGCGGCATCGCCCCCCGCATACCGTTTCCGGCGGGGAAGGAACCGCTCAATCAAAGGCTTATCGACTGGGATGGGGATCGGGGCGGTCGGTCTGCGAATCAGGTTCGCAGTGGGTACGCACCTCGCGCGATCATGCCATCCAGATTGCCTGAAAATGTTGCAGTTGTCGAAGGCAAAGATGTTGCAACATTTATTGCCCTGTTTCTTCCGCGTTTTGACGGCATGGTTTCCCCGCGCTGTTCAGCCGCGTGGCAATCTTCGTCAGCGCAATGACCCAGTAGCGCCAGGCAGTCGAGCGGTCGGCGCCGATACGCGCGCAGATCACTTTCCACCGCACCTTGGAAGCGCGCAGCCAGATCAGGCGGCGCTCATCGACTTCCTCCAGCCAGGTAATCCATTCGAGCGTTTCTTCCATGCGCGTGATGGCCTGCGGTGATGGCGGGCCGAGGCGCATGGGCAGCCTCTCCATCTCCCATATCTCGCGCTCGGTATATTTGATTGCCGGCCAAAGATTGTAATAGCCCTGTATTTTCACGGGCGGCAGCCGCTTCAGGGTATAGATCGCCTGTTCGAAACGGTCGGCCACGTCCTTCGCTGTCCATTTAGTTTCTGTCATAGGCAGCCTCCGTCTGGTTGATCTCGGCAAGACAGGCTGCGTAACCGGCAACGTCCTTGATGCTGTCCGCATGCCGTGGATTCTGCCGCAACCTGACCAGCTTCAGGTCAAGCAGGCAGAGGATCACCTGCTGGGGCGTGACCGCGATGCCGAGGGTAATTGACCAGCGTTGCGCCAGCTCGGCGGCGAATGACGCGACCGATCCGTATTCCTGATCCCGTTCGCCGACCGTATGAATGGCCTGTTCCAATAACCGCACGCCGTGTCTCATTGCCCGTTCTCCCTGGTGAGGTTGATTGCCCAGTGGAGCAGCGCGAGCGCGTCGGCTTCGTTGTCATCCTCCGGATTATGGCCGAGGGTTTTAACGGCGGCGATGACCTGTTCTTTCTTTGCGTTGCCCTTGCCGGTGATGAAATGCTTGATGGTGCCCACGGGCACGCCCTCATAGGGGATGCCGTGATGCTCGCACCATGCCGTGAGCTGGGCGAGGAATCCGCCGTAAGCGTGCGCGGCGTCCACGCCGGCATGGCGGCGCACTTCCTCGAAATACACGGCGTCGAGTCCGCCTGCGACGTTGCGGGTTTCATTGAGCCAGCGTTCGAAGCGCAGATACCGCATACCGCCACCCTCGAAACGGCGGGGACGGAAATGCGCCGTGCCGCTGACAATCCGGCCATGCTGGTTGCGCAACGCCCATCCGGTCATGGTGCCGAGATCGAGGGCGAGCAGAATGGTGTGGTTCATGGAGCCTCCTGCTGGATTGGTGAATTGCCTCCCATCCGTCACGAATGTGCGCGTGCCGAACTCCTGAACGGGTTCGGGCACACATTCATGTGTGGGAGGGACATGACAAACTGGACGCGCCATCGAACGCGCGGGTTTTGCTGAACATTTATCCAGATTCTCCAGTTTGGGATGCAGTTTGCCGTGTCTGACTGGAATCATGCTCAACGCATTGGAAATGCTGGATTCCAGTTTGCGGCAGTTTGCCAGTTGGATGTCAGACTGGCACAGTTTGACGATGCTCATCATTCGACCGCTCCCTCGTGGTAAATCCAGATTTCAGGGTCTTCGACCGGAATGGTCGCGCCGTCGGACGGCGACTTGTAATGCGAGGGAAGCAGGCGTTTATAAACCGGCGTGATTTCTCCGGTGATAGGATCGACTTCCGTCTGATCGGTCGGCACTTCCATGCCTTCGACGCAGAGAAAGCCGTTCTTGGAGCGCGCGGCGCCTTCCTTGGCGAATTTGATGTAGCCTTTGGATGCGAGCACTTCGAGGCGGTCGCGGATGGAATGGCGGCCGCCAAGCCCGGCCTTGTGTTCCCATACCTGGGTAAACTGGTTGGCGGTGTAGAGCTGGCCTTGGCGACCTTCCGCGTAGATGATTTCCAGGATATGGTCGTGCTTGCGCCGCCGTTCGGCATCGAGGCGCTGGCCGTAATCCTTATTGACCAGTCGCTCGGATTCCAGCTCCAGCTCGCACCATCGGCCATCCATCTTATCGACGTATTTGGTGGGGATGGGTTCGCCGTTGCGTAGCTCGAACATCAATTGTTTGATGCTGCGACTCTCATCCGGCCGGAACATGATGATGCCGGAGGTATAGAAACTGCGAATCGCGCTGGCACCGCTCAATCCCTGGAACGGCTCGTCTTCAAGCTGTTTTCTGCCGATCTTCTTGGTGTGGTGAGCAATGATGATGCCCGCTTCCGGATTGACCAGGAAACGCAGGCGCTCCACGCGATCCTGGAGGAAAGCCAGCATGGCGCTGTTGTCATTCTCGCTGCCGGCCTTACCGCCGTCATAAACATTGCGCAGCGGGTCGATGGCGATGACATCCAGCATGGCCGGATCGAAGAAATGAACAATGGTATCGCGCACCATGTCCACGCCTTGCTCGTCCAGCAGAAGGCGTACCTGCGGCGTAATCACGAGATTACGGCGGACAAGCGGCAGCAAATTAGAATCGAATTTGAGATTTCTCAAACGTTCCCGCAGGTAATGGTACCCGATCTCCGCCTGCAGGTAGAAAACCTTCAGCGGCTTGGATGGGCGCATGCCGAGAAAGGGAATTCCCGCCGCCATGTGAGCGAGCCAGCTGATGAGCAGATCGCTTTTGCCGACCTTCGGCGCGCCGCCCAGCACGAGCAGCCCGCCCGGCGTCAAAACGCGAGGCGCAATGATATCGTCCGGCATGGGCGAATCGTCGTCGAGCAGATGCCCCACGGTGAATGCCGGAATGGCGGTGGTGGGCGTGAACGTAACGCGGTTCGCCGATACCAGGAAGGCGCCCACATCCATCGTTTCCGCCACCGCATCCGCCGCGTCCCATTTCGCCGGCTTGCCTTCCGGCACGCGAAGCACGAACAGAGAGGCGACGCCCTGGGTTTTCAGCCGCGCCGCGACGGATTCGGCGTAAAGCTGGCCGGGTTCATCATTGTCCGGCCAGATCAGCACATGCTTTCCGACCAGCGGCGACCAGTCGGTTTTGTCCACGGGCGCGTTCGCGCCGTTCATGGCGGTGGTGGCGCAGATGCCGATATCGATCAACGCCTGCGCGGATTTTTCGCCTTCCACCAGCACCACGGTGGTGGCCGCCGCGATGGCAGGCTGGTTATAAAGCGGCCTTGGTTCCGGCGCGCGCTGCCGTTTCGCCTTCACATCCCATGGGCGGAACTGTTTGCCGGAGGGCGGATCGTAGCGGTAGACGCAGGCGATCAGATTGCCCGCTGCATCGTGATAATCCCATTTGCCCGTGACTGGGCCGAGATCTTCCGCCTCTGACACGCTGCGTTTGGGCACGGGTTTCGGCGCGGTGCCGAGCCATTCATGAATGGAACTGATGATATCGGGAAACTGGCTGCGGGAATCCCAGCCATGCACGGCGCCCCACAGAGCAATGATGTCGCCGCCGTCCCCCGTGGCGAAATCATGCCACATGCCCGCTTTCGAGCCGGAAAGTTCGACGGTCAGGCTGTCACCTTTATTGCCGTGGACATCGCCGATATGGAATTTGCCGCCGCGAAACACGCCAGCCGGTAAAAGGTAATGCAACGCTTCACGCAGCCTGCCAAGAAGCATCTGTTTCGTGTCGTCCACCGAAAATGTTTGTTCCGCCTTGGGATAGGCCTGCGTTTTGGCATCGTTGAAATCCGTCCAATCCTGACTCATGCGGCGACCCCCCAGCAGCGGTGGCGGTAGGCGCAGAAGCGGCATTCGAAATAATCGGGATCGGCGCTGACGCGCGGCATGGTCTCGCCGGACTCGACGGCGCGCAGGATAAACACGGCGCGGTCGCTGACTTCCTGTGCCAGCGCCGCGTTGAAGGGCACCAGCTCGTGATACAGCTCGGCAGTATCCTTGTTAATGGCGGTGAAAAGCGCGGGATTACGGCTGATGCCGGGGATCGAACCTTCCATGTATGCCTGGTAGATGGCAATCTGCGCCGCATAGACGGGCTTCGATTTGGCCACGCCGTGCTTTTCCGTGTCCTTCCACGATTTGGCATTCAGCGATTTGCATTCCCACAATATGGGAAAGCTCAGGCCAAGCTCTTCCGGCCCGCCGTTGATCACGCCATCGACATGGCCGCGTATGCGCCCGCCCGCGACCGAAAACCCGAACGGCTCGTCGTTCTGCTTGCGCGTGAACAGATCCAGTCCCGCCGCACGCAGCCAGCCGATAGCCATGTCCTCGAACAAATGCCCCGCCGCGAAGATGCGGATCGTCCGCGCCGAAAATTCCTCATCCTTGGGCGTGTGGGTGAATTCGTATTGCAATGCCCGCGCGCAGGCGATGCCAAGCCGGGAAGCGCCCATGTAATCGCGCTCTGGTTTCTGCCGCTGCGCATCCGACAGCGCGGTATCGATTCGCTCGTTCAGCTTTTCGGCGAAGCTGGGACGGTGATTGAAATCCAGCATATTAGAACGGCGCCTCCGCGCTGCCTTCGCGCAGGCGATCCTGATAAGCGGTCACCACCACCTCGATCAGCGTCAACACTTCCTGTTTCGTCAGCTCGGCGAATGGGCGCTGCATGCCGATTTCCGCCACATATTCGCCCAGTGGCACTAATGCGGCTTCCATTCCGGCTTTTTCCAGGTCGGTCGGGTCTATCATGCAGCCCTCCCGCGCGAGATCGCATGGTGGATGGCCTGGCGGTTGAATTGCATGGTCATCAGCGCCGACGCTTTGTAACGGGTCAGGCTGTAGTCGTGCCGGCAGTTCGGCGGCAGGTAGCGCAATTGTTTTTCCGTGGCGGGCTGGTGCAGCCAGCCACGGGTTTTATGCGCGGTGTCCTCGGTTTCATAGAGATTCAGCCAGTCATCGGCGCTGGCGAAACAGACGATGCGCTCGCCGGAGGCCAGCAGCTTCGGCGGTTCGCCCTTGCGGGAACCCACGGCGTGCCAATCGCCGTCTTTCAGGAAAACGCCCGCCCAGGCATTGAAGCCGGTGGCCATGTAATAGCGGTCGTCGCCGTTCAGATCGCACCACAGGAAGCTCGACCGCTTGAGCAGGTCGATCTCCGTCATCATGAAATCGCCGGACGCGGCGGGCGCGCCGGCCTCGCTTTCCCATACATGGCCACACAGCGGGCATTCCTTGACCGCCAGCGGTACCGAGGCTTCGCATTGCGGGCACTCTTTATAGGGGGCGACACCGTCCTGATGATGGTCTTCCAGGTCGGCATCCTGTTCCAGCGTGCCGTGAATCAGGCTCGACGTGCCGAAATCCAGCACGATGCAATCCTTCTTCACCATGCCGGGGAATTCATCCGGATCGACTGTGCGCAGGCCACGCCCGATCATCTGGATCATGGTGGATTTGTAGGAGCTGGGGCGCAAAAGAATGATGCAACTGGTCGGCGGGTAATCCCATCCTTCCGTCAGCACCGCCACATTGACGACCACCTGCGCGTCGTCCGCCGTGAACGCCGCCAGCGCGTTCTGGCGATCACCGTCGGACATATCGCCATACACCATGACGGCAGCGATGCCGGCACGGTTGAAACTGTCGCAGACGTCGCGCGCATGTTCGACGGTGGAGCAGAACACCACCGTCTTCCGGTCGCCGGCTTTTTCCTTCCAATGCTGCACGACGGCGTCGTTAATGGGCCGGGTGTTCATGATGCTGGCGACGGCATTCATGTCGTAATCGAGCGCAGTCTTGCGCACGTTCTTCAGGTCTTCCTGCACGCCGACATTCATGACGAAGGTGCGCGGCGGCACGAGATGGCCGGAGGCGATCAGTTCCTTGACCGTGATCTGGTCGGCCACGTTGGAGAAGATGGGGCGCAGCCCCAGCTTGTCGCCGCGATTGGGCGTCGCCGTCATGCCCAGGAGTTTGAGGGCGGGATTGGCTTTGCGCGCGCGGTCGATCACGCGCAGGTAACTATCCGCCCTGGCGTGATGCGCCTCATCGACGACCAGCGCGTCCAGCGCGGGCATGCCGTCGAGATTGTTTTCCCGCGACAGCGTCTGCACCATGGCGAACGTCACCGCGCCGTTCCATGTTTTGACCGTCGCGTTATATACGCCGGTGGAAAGATGCGGATTGACCCGCGAGAATTTGGACTGGTTCTGCACCGTCAGCTCGTCGCGGTGAGCGAGCACGCAGGCCTTGCGGGCGTCGCTCTTGAACAGCTCGCCGAGGATGGCGGAAAGCATGATCGTCTTGCCCGCGCCCGTAGGCGCGACTGCCAGCGTGTTACCGTGCTGATGCAGCGCGGCCACCGATTTGGAGACAAGCTCCTTCTGTCTGGGTCTAAGCAGCACTATCCGGCCTCCCTTACTGCGCCCAGGAAGGCAGGTTGGTTTTCGTCTGCGCGGGCGCGGACGGTGCCGGCTGGGAAACGCCGGACGGATTTCCCATCAGGGCGGCGTATTCCTTGTGGTCGGAGGTGATGGCGTATTTGATGACGTTCTTGTCATTGCCGTTCTGGTCTTTTTCGATATCGGCGCGGGCCACGAACTCGATGCCGTCCAGATCGCCGAGGCCGTTGATGCGGCGGGCGTTCTGCGCCTGCGGGGAATTATCCTTGTTGCCGACGCCGCGCGCGGAATTCAGGATACCCTTGATAAGGGAGCGCCCGATATTCGCCCATTCTTCGCCTTTGGAGCTGTGCAGGCCGATCATACTCCAGATCTTGCGGCGCGCATACTGGCCTTCCAGCACCACGAATTCGCAGTTCAGGTATACCGAGCCGGTGCTGGCGTTGCGCGTGGCGTAGCCGCCCGTCCAGCCTTTCTGCGGATCATCATATCCGCCGGGCCGGATGGTCATCCGTACCTTCACGGGAGTGCCCTTGGGGATGGGGTCGAAACTGTTCTGGTTTTCGGCGCTGTTGAAATCGTTCCAACTCATGTCATTCTCCTTGCTTCTGCGGGGTGGGGACGGCGTAGCTGAGGCGTTCGGCGGCAGGTTTCGCCTTGCCCTTGACCTTTTCCATGAGGCGGCCGAGATGCGGCTCCTCCATCATTTCGAGGCGGCCGGAACGGTCTTTCGCGGGATAGCCGTGGGGGTTCAGCGTGTGGCAGATGAAGGCGCGGAAGAATTTGCCCTCGTCGGCAGCGATCTCGGCCATGGTGATGACCTGATCGACGATGCCGGGCAGCTCCAGGCCGGTCTTGCTGCCCTCGATCTGCGGCTGGAAGTAGCGCCGGTTGAAATCATCCAGCCTTTCGTCGAGGATGCCGACGAACCAGATGTTCTTGCCGCGCGTGTGCTGCAGGTGCGTCAGCCAGGCGATCATTTCCTGGCCGTGCAGACCGTAGGCGCCGCGCGTATCCGGCTTGCCGGTTTTCTCGCTGAACGCCTGCGGCTGGCCTTTGCACCAGTTGAAGCAGAGGCGCCCGGCCACGGTGATGCTGTCGATAAAGACGGTATCGTATTTATCGAGGGCGTCCGGCTTGCCGTAACGCTCGCACACCGCGTTGAAATGCGCCTGGCTGTAGGGCTGGTCGTCGCGCAGCGCCGGGTTGGGGCCGCCGATGAACGCCGCGAAATCACGACATTCCTGCCAGGTGCGCGGACGAATAGTGTCGCCCGGCCACCCTTCGATGGCGAGATCGCCGGCTTCGAGATCGAAGAACAGGGTCTTCTCCGCAGGCAGCGTCCACAGCAGCGAGGTTTTGCCGATGCCGGACTTGCCGAAGATGCAGCCCTTAATGCCCTTCGTTTCCTTTAGGCGTTCGTCCGCGCTGATGATGGGGAGCGTCATTGCGCACCCCCTTTGCGGGCGAGCGCATCTAGGATATTCTCATTGCCGAGCGCGCCTTTTTCCCGTGCGTCGCGGTACAGCCGACGAAGGGCGTAAATCCTGGAAGTCAGCGCGTCCGATTCCTTGTCCAGCGCCTGCGCGGCGAAGGCCAGATCGTCCAGCGTTGCTTCTTCGATGGGCTTGACCATCTCTTCCGAGATGGCGCCGAGCGCGGGGACACGGATCGTCTCCGGCAGGTTCTTCGCCAGGTAAGTATCCTTGAACAGCTTTTCGAGTTTCGATTTAAACATATTATTTTCCTCCCTTTTTGGCTTTGAGTCGCAGCACGCCGCGCAGCCAGCGGCAGAGCAGTTCCGCCTTGGCGAGCAAGGCGCGGAGTTCGGTTTCGTCCATTTCCATCAGCTGCCCGACAGGTGTGCCGAAGATGGAATCAAGCGGTGGTGACTGGGTCATCGAGTGCCTCCTTGGTTTCGATAAATGCTCTTTGGTTTCAGTCATTTCGGCTGCCGAGCCCCGACGCCGCCCAAAGAGCAAGGCGGTCGCGGTATTCCCTGGGGAGGTGTTGTATTTCCGCGAAGACTCGGCATGTTTTCGGCCTTCATTCGGTTACTTACCGAGAGGGCGCGAAAACTGTCGGAGGCTCAATGCAGGTAGTGGTGCAGATCCCGGCGCTGCAGTTCGGCCCGCAGCTCGTTGACCGAGCCGTAAAGCGTGGAACGCGGCACGCCGGTGCGCCGTGAGATTTCACTCACGTTGAAGATGCCGAGCTGGATCAGCAGGGAAGCCAGCGGTTCCGGCAAGGCGCGGACGGCCTGATTCAGGTCGATGGCGAAATGGATTGCCTCGGTGCGGTCATAGGTATGGTCGGGCAATGCATCCTCATCGCCGTCGCGTCCTTCCAGCCATGCATCCAGCGACACTTCCTGCACGTCGCCGCCTCGTTTTTTTGCCTTGGCTTCCTCGATGATGTTGGCACATTTATGGTTAAGGATGCGGTCAACGAAGGTTTTCAATCCCGCTTTCTCCGGGTCGTAAGCTTGGATGCGGGAGAGATAATCGAGCATCAGTTCCTGCTCGATATCTTCCACTTCCATGCCGTAAACGGCGGGATGCCGGATCAGCTTGCGCGCATGGTAGCGGACTTGGTTAACAACGTAGGGATCAATGCCTTCATAACGGTTTTGACTCTTGCTCATGGTTTTCGTCTCCATTTGCGTTAGCGGCCACGGGGGCCGGACGCTTCCTCTGGCGAAAACTCACCGGGAGCCTGGGGGTCAGGGGCGGAAGACGAACCGCAGAAACGAAAAAAGCCGCTCCAGGAGCGGCTTTGAGGACAGAAAAATATTTTGAGATTTTTTTTGATGAACTCAGTGAAAATTCACCGGGGTTAGAACCCGAACCATTCCCGCTGTTCTTCCCACAGGTCAGGGAAAGGTTTCAGCATATCCTGTAGGCTCATGCCGCGCGGCTGGGCGCCGTCGAGGATCGCCTGCTTGATATCCGGTGCCAGCAGGGTTAGCCGGAGGATGCGGGAAACGTAGGAAGGGTTTATATTATTCTGCGCCGCCAGATGATCGATGGAAGAATATTTGTCTTCATCCAGCATCTTCTGCCACATCCACGCCCGCGCCAGCGCCCTGACCATGGTTTCGTCCGGCTTGCGGCTGGGAGTGATGCCGTCTCTTGCCGCAGGCAGCATGATCAGCTTGCGGCCGCCCTTGCGTTTGACGTTCATCGGAATTTTTATGGAAATGATATTGTCATGCACACTGATGAGCGGTTCTTGCATTGGCGTCCTCCACTTTTAACCGTATTTTCTGCAGCTCACGCACCAGCGAGTGCAGACCTTCGGCGCGCACACGGACATCCACCGAATCCGGCTTCACCACGACTTTTTCCAGCATGAGATTCAGCAGGCGTTCCTGTTCGGCGGGGAATAATTCCTTCCAGATCGGGAAAATATCCGACAGCGCCTGACGGACTTCCTCTTCGGTAGCCCGGCTGTTTTCGCGGGTGACGTTCTTCCATACCTGAACGATCATCTCCGGCGTCTGGAAAATCGACTGTAGCTGACTCATTACCACGGCCTCGATTTCGCTCGCCGCCAGTTGCCGGATAGGGCACGTCTCGCATGAGCCCTTCATGTGGGCGCTCGGCGCATAGTAGCGGTACAGCTTGCCGTTTTTCTTCTTGGTATGTTTGGGGCTCATGGAGCTTCCGCATCCGCCGCATTTCAGGAGGCCGGTCAATACGGCTGGGATTTTGCGCTTGGTAATGTTTCCGCGCACCCTTGGGCTGATTTGAAGAATGGCCTGAGCGGCATCCCACGTTTCCTGCGAGATGATTGGCTGGTGCTGGCCGTCATAAAGCTGGTCTTTGTGCCGTATCTTGCCGACATAAATGGGATTATTGAGCATCTTGTAAACGGTGCCGACGTCGAACAAATTGCCGCCGACTTCTTTGCCGTTGCCGGTGATGCGGAATTTGGTGCGAATACCCATCTGCCGCAACGCCTGCACCGCCAGCTTAACCGACCGTTTGACAATGAACTGGTCAAAAACAAGACGAAGGATTTCCGCTTCCGCCGGATTGATCACCAGTTTGCGATCCCTGCAATCGTATCCCATAGGTGGCGGGCCGCCCATCCACATGCCCTTGCGCTTGGAAGAGGCAATCTTATCACGGATGCGTTCGCCAGTCAGGTCACGTTCATACTCAGCGAAGCTCATCAGCACGTTGATCATCAGCCTGCCCATGGGCGTGCTGGTGTTGAACTGCTGAGTGACCGACACCATGGAAACATTATGCTCATCGAACATCCGCACCATGTTCAGGAAGTCGAGCAGCGACCGCGAGAGGCGGTCGATCTTATAAACCACCACCACGTCGATCAGGCCGTTTTCGATATCCTTAATCAAGCGTTTCAATGCCGGACGTTCCGTGTTGCCGCCCGTGAATCCGCCATCATCGTAATGGTCGGGAATAAGCGTCCAGCCCTCGTGCTTCTGTATCTGGATGTATTTCTCACAGGAATCCCGCTGCGCATCGAGGGAATTGAACTCCATGTCCAATCCTTCCTCGGTAGATTTGCGGGTGTAAATGGCGCAGCGCACCTGCGGCTTCGTATTATTCATGGTCGCCCCGCGGCAATGTTAATCCGAAAAATGCCGGGCCTGACCACGCCGTGCCGGTGATGACCTTTGCCACGGAAGAAAGGCTGGGATACTTGCAGCCGTCATACTGGTAGCCGTCTTCCAGTATGGCGACCTGATGCTCCATGCCCTTATATTCGCGCACAAGGATGGTGCCGGGGAGCGGTCGGCGAACCGTGCATTTTGGTTTTTTCCGCTTGCCATAATGTTTATCGGCCAGCGCCGTCAGCCGCGTTTCCAACTCCGCGCCATTGCCCCCATATGTCAGCTCCTGAAGGCGATAGGCCAGTCGCTTGACCATGTATTGCATGTTGGCACGCTTGGGTTCAGAATTATAAAGAGCTCTCCACAAAGCTTTAAGCTCATCCGGCTGCATCTTCGGCAGGTTGGCTATTCGCTCCAATACGTTGTTTTTCATATAGTTTTTCCCCTCGGTTGCCGTCCTCAGCATACATGCGTGGAAACTCTGCTAAGTCCAGACAATTGCTGTCTTTTTGACGTTTCCAAAGACGCGCAATCCCAACCGCGAGGATACTGGCTGCTTCTTCCATGCGCTCGCGCGCCGTCATCAAGTCTGGGTAAATGCTTCCCATGGAGAATCTCCCGATTGCTTTCATGGGATTACTTACCGAAAGCGGCGGATAACCGTCGGCGCGGAAAAGTGAATTGACAGCATTGAATTAGGGAATATGATTCGCTTACCTAATTTTTATAAGGTGCGTGATAATTCAGCATGGAGGTTTGATAATGGCCACTAATCCCCCGAAGGGCGACGGACATCGCAACGGCGCCGTGAAAGACAGAACGCAGGTGCATAATCCGCATAATGACCGCTGGGTAAAACGCGATTCCGACACCGGGCGTTTCATGGACGTGAAAGCCGATAGCGGAAAATTCAAAGGCGTCACCAGAGAAAAGCCGAGCAAATAGCATGTCCAGCCTTACCGAGTCGCAGACCAATCTTCTGAACACCATCACTCGGTTGAGGCAGCAACTGGGCGTTCCGCCTACGGTCAAAGAACTGGCGGATGCGCTTTCTATCCGTCCTCCCAGCGTGCATGAGGCGCTGAAACGTCTCGAAGAAAAAGGCTATATCCGCCGCGCCGCGCGCAAAGCTCGCTCTCTCGAAGTCATCAAGCATATAACACCCACCCGCCGTAATCTGGTGGCGGTGCCGATCCTCGGCACGGTTGCCGCAGGCGCTCCCATTTTTGCGCATGAGAACCGCATTGGCGAGGTGATGGTGGATGCCTCCGTCGTGCGCGGCAATTGTTTTGCCCTCCTTGTGGCAGGCGACAGCATGATCGACGCTGACATCAACGATGGCGATTATGTCGTCGTCCGCCAGCAACCCATCGCCGAGCATGGTGACATCATTGTGGCTATGATCGACGATTCCGCCACCGTCAAACGACTTTATATTTCCGAAGAGCGCATTGAGCTGCGCCCGGAAAACAAGCGACTTCACCCGATCCATGTAGGGCCGGAGGATGATCTAAAAATTATCGGGAAGGTCATGCATGTATGCTCGACGGCCAGCCCTGTCATGACGAAACAGGAGGGCAATCCCCATGAGCACATACAATGTCAGAAAATTCGCGCAGCCTGATGTATTAAAGCGCGTCCACCCGGATAATTTAATCGCGTTCCTAACGCCCTATGCAGCGTATTTGAAAGAGCGTGAATTTGCCCTGACCACCAATGGCAGCGGCGAGCTGGAATACGAAAAGCTCGCCGGTATTCTGATGAATCCCACTGAGAACATTCCCATCGAGATGGTGGAGGCGTTGTATTTTATTCAGGAAATGTCGGACGATGACCAGTTCGACGAACTCTGCGAACAGGCGAAGCAAGCAAACCTGACACTCAGTGACGACTGCACGCCTGCGGATGCGGCTGTCAGCCTGTGGCTTCATGATCCGGAATTGCTGAAACGTCCCCATGCCGAAGTGCTGGCACTCAAACCGAAATCCTTCATGTATTTCCAGGCGAAGAAGAAAAAGAAAACCAAGCCGCTGAACCCCACGGCGGAGCAGCGCCAGGCCATGGAAAAAGACATGGACGGCTGGTTCCTGCAAAACAAGCGTGGCAATGGCAGCCGCGTCCTGGCGTTTCCTGCAAATGATGAGAGCAAGACCTATTTTCTCGTGCGCCACGGCATGCCGTTCAAGCGCGAGGGAAAGATCGAGGACGGCCAGTCGCGCAGCATCTTCTACCGGCCTGAATTTTATGACGTGGTGATTTACGACAACGAGAATTGCGAATTGGCTATTTTCAATAAATCCGGCGCGAAGAAAGAGCGCGAGATGTATCTGGCGCTTTTCGGGGAGCATTTTTTCGGCGATGTCGATCATTTCCCCAATGATGAGAAATACACCCTTCAGCCGCTAATTACGCAGGGAATTGACGCGCTGACGTGCAGCGACATTCCCGGCATTGATGAAATCAAACTCACGGAGATACAACTGCAATTCCGCGGCCCGTTCAATGACCGCCAAACATATCGTTCCAAGGACTTCTTTTCCTCGTTGGCGGCACGTCATCGGGAGTTTCCTAATTACGGTGAGCTGGCTTCCGCCAGCTTCTCAGTGAAGTTCGAGAAAGCCGCGCGTCCGCGCACAGTGAAAATCCGCACGCCGAACGTGGCCAATTTCGACCGCAAGGAAGATTCGCACCTGGTTGAGACCTGGTTGCGTAAGCGGGGATTCGTAATCGAACAGGAGGCGGACGAGCAGCATGAGCATCAGGGCACAGCAGATCATTTACAAGAAACCGCCCTGGCATAAACTCATCGACCTGCAGGGGCATCAGGGTGTATTGGCAGAATGGGGCGATTTTCCGTCCGCGTTGCTGCAAATCACTCCGCAGTTAGCTCAGGCGATTCCCTGCGACCGGAACGGCGGGTGCTACTTGAACATCGTCCGTCATGGCGATGACAAACTGATCGGGATATGCACGGCGGAACCGCGCCGATGCGACCGGCGCACGCTGTCCAAAGCGGAAACCATTGTATATCGACTCAATACCCTCGAGTTGTTTCGGAAGATCGCCGAGGCGACGTATTGCCATTTCCAGCATGAAGCGGTCAGCGGTCAGCCACATCTATGGAAAATCGGCCACCTCAATCCGCAGGCAGATTACCGCTTTCCCGTTTATGTGTTCCTGGGTGGAACGGCTTCCGGCCTCGATAAGGCGGTCAATCTCTTGGCAGCGCAGAGCAGCCATCCTTTCTTGCTGATTTCCACCTTGGGTACGCTGGCAGGTCATGCCGCATTGGAAGCCGCTCAGCGCAGCAGAAGTAAAATTATCGGGCTGGACGATGTGCTCGATACCGATGGAGGCGGTGCTATCATTGCTAAAAATACCATCGCCACCCTGATCGCCGGATGGACGGATGCGCTGGTACCGAAAAGCCAGAAGCCGGGAAGCGAATATCGTTTCCCGACGCCTGCCGGTGCGACGTGGGAACATTTCGTTTTTGAATTTACCGCCAAGGAAGTCCTGAATGTCACCTATGGCACCGTTCAGGAACGGCTTGAGCCGGAACATCTGGGCATGAAAAATCAGAACACCGGCAAGCCGACCAATCAATGGACACTGTTGCAGGCATTGGCCATGGCGGGCGGGAGCCTTAGCTGGCAGGACGAAGGTGCTAAGGATACGGTTAAGAAACAGAAGCAGGAACTGATGAATAAGCTCAAGTCCACATTCCAGCTGACGACTGATCCGCTGCCATGGGATCAGAAAGAGAAATGCTACCGTTGCAAATTCACAATCCGGGCAGCACAAAATGTTTTAAGCCAAGCGTAG